AGCCCCCAGACTGTGAGAGGAGTCGATGTTAATAAACTTTTGATTACTCGATATCCTCCTTTCATTGCTGCTAGAGCGCTTAGCTCTGGGGGCGGTTCACAATTGTCTAGCACTTATTTGGACGCTCTTATTTATATGAAAGTTGTCGGGAAGGTATCACGTTTTTCTAGCGATAAGGTTAGAAATATGGATGATCCTTTCTTTTCTGAATATTTGCTTCAGACGAAGGGTGTTACTGCTCGAAAGTTGTACGGTGGGGTGTATTCTTTGTGTTCTCCTAATCGGGTTGCCGGTTACTCGGGGCTTGTAAAGTATGATAAACCACAACCTGTGTTGGATGGGCAAAAGTGGTGTCAGGCTTTGCAGTGGGCAGAGAAGCATTTCATGTGCATGGGTGGGGCGAAAGTTTGGGATGACTTTGATTTCGTGAAATCAGAGTTAAACTTGTCAGCCTCTGCTGGGTATCCATGGAATCTTTGTAGGGAGACTGCGAGTAAAAAACAGTTTTATTCGTTAGATACTTCTCAAGAATTCGTGAATACCTATTGGCAGCAGTTGGCGGGTGAAAATCCTCCTGCTGTTTTTTGGACGAATAATGTTAAGGAAGAAATTCGTCCTGTTGAGAAAATTCTGGTTAACAAGTTGAGGACTTTTGTTGGTGGTCCTGTTGAACATATTCATGCTTGTACCAGGTTGTTTGGGGATATGAATGATAAATTCTATCGCTCAGCAAATGTTGGAATTCATTGGTCTTTCGTTGGGGGAACTAAGTTTTATAAGGGTTGGCAGGTTTTATTTAAGCGGTTAAATAAACATCCCAATGCCTTTGAACTGGATGAGTCAGAGTATGACGCATCTTTGTTTAGGGAAGCAATGTATTCAATGGCGCTTTTTCGTTGGAACATGTTATCATCGGAATGTAGGACTCCGGATAATAAACGGCGAATTTGGAATGCGTATGTGGAGATAGTGGATTCAGTTATTGTTGCCCCTGATGGTGAAGTTATTCATAAAAATACCGGAAATCCGTCTGGGTCAGCAAATACCATTGTTGACAATACTGTCATTCTTTTTATGCTTTTGGCTTATGCGTGGTTGACGCTTTGTCCAGAGGACTTTGTGAGTTACCAAAGTTTTATGGAAAATGTCGAAGCAGCTTTGAATGGTGATGACAATACTTGGACTTGTTCTGATTTAGTCGTTCCTTGGTTTAATGCCGAGGCGGTAAGTAAGATTTGGAGTTCACTTGGTGTTACCACAAAGTATGGTGATTCTTCTGCACCTAGAAAACTAATTGATTGTAGTTTTCTTTCTACAGGATTCAAGAAGGTTGGATCTTGTGTTGTTCCCTTTCCAGAAGGGGAGAAAATTTTTGCTTCATTGGCGTTTCATTTGAAGTCAAAAACTCCCCGCTGGAGCTTGTTACGAGCTTTTGCGTTGAGGATTGAGTCTTATTGGGATCAAGATACCAGAAATCAACTTCTTTCTTACATTAATTGGTTAATGATTAATCATTCTGTTGAATTGCAAGCACCAAGAGAAACTAGGGATCCTCATGATCTCTTTTCTTTTTCTGAGGTGATGACTTGTTATAAGACGGATTATGAGTTGCGTTGCCTTTATTTGTGTGAGGAAGGAGGTTTTCCTGTTGGATTTTTGCCTCGTTCTGTTGAATTACTTAGTTTAGTAGGTCTGGATATCATGGGTAAGGGTTGGTTTACCATCACCGAATAATTTTGTTTTCCAGATGACGAAGACAAAGTCCCAAAAAGCACGTGCGCGTGCTGCTCGTATGGGGGCTCCTCGCCCTCTCCCCAAAGGAGGAAAATCCTTGCGAAAGAA